TGAGATAAATCTCCTGTGAGACCAAATCGGTCTCAAGACAGGAGAAAGAAAAAATGACCGCAACAACCGCAACCAAGGCAAGCAAGGCAACCAAGGCGGAGGCGCTAAGCACTCTCACCAAGGCGATTGAGCAGGCACACGACCTAATCAAGACCGAGACAGGCGCACCCCGCGCAACCATCTTGGTCACCCGCGACCTCAAGGGTCGCAAGGGTCACTTTACGCACTACACACCTTGGACAAATGGAGAAGAAACATTCCATGAAATTGCTTTCAATCTTGAACATTTCAACACAGCCGAGGAATTGCTAAGCACCCTCATCCATGAGGTCGCTCACTCTCTCAATTTCTCAAATGGAATCAAGGACACAAGCGCTAACCAATACCATAACGCCAAATTCAAGACACAAGCCGAGGCGCTAGGTCTGCAAACCATAGAAATCAAGGGCAAGGGTTACGCCTCCACAGTGCTCACAGAGTTTGGCGCTAAGCGATGGGCTAAGGCGCTCAAGATTCTTTCAAACGCCTTGGAATTGACCGCAACAAGCACCGAGGCAGGCGCTAAGCCTAAGGGCAGAAACACCAATCTCATCAAGGCAACCTGCGACTGTGAGAATGTAATCCGCCTAAGTCGCACAGTCTTAGAATCTGGTGTGACCTGCAACACATGCGAAGAAATCTTCAAGGAGGCTTAAGACTTAAGACAGAAAGCCCCCGCCCGATAAGTCGGCACAGGTTCACGACCTACGGGGGCACGATGTGACCAACATCACAGCGGAAATGATTGACAGGCTCAATCCCCGCGTGAGATGGTTACACCAAGCAAGACCACAACAGGCACCGCGCAGGTTGTGTATTAAGACAGGAGATAGGCAAATGACAACACCAGCACAAGACCAATTCGTGGAAGATTACTTGCTAGTAGTGGACAACGAACGCGAGGCATACGATGAGGCAATGGAAATCGCCAAGAGTGGCGACATGGTTCAGGTATCAGAAAAAATGCGTGAACAGTTTGAAACATATATTTCAGAGGTAGCAGAACGCGAACGCGAGGCAGGGCACGAGGTCGGCGCTCTCCTTATCTCTCAACTACTTCTCAACTGGGGTTCGGACACCTTTGACCGAATCGCCCGCCACTACATGGACAAGGAATAGGACTTAAGACATGAGCACAGATACATTGTTCGGCATCGCAATCAGCACCGCCGTCATCCTATGCCTTGCGGTTATCTTCTCGCCAGACTTTGCGAACTGGATGGTGAGCGTAGGATTCTGACTTAATACATGTGATGAATATCACAGCCTCAAATGTTGAAGAAACCGCGGTGGTCGTGCCACCATTGAGGCACTGGTAGCAATCCCGCTACCTACAAGCACAGGAGAAGCAAGTGAAAAAAGCAGAACTCAAGGCAGGCGTTGCCTACTATGTAACAAGCCGTAACAACTGGGCTACAACTTACACAGATGCAGCCTTTCGGATTCACCAACAACACAAGAGCAATCGTTTCTATATCATCGAAGGCGCAGACGGACAGCCTATGTCTTACTACAGAAACGCAAGCCAGATTTACATGACCAACTGCCCAACCTATGGAGCAGACTGCCCAACCCACCGACCAAAGGAAGGCTACTCAGGAATCGCATGCTATAAGACAGACTTTCGCCTTATGGATGTGCGCGATGAATACTGGGCGGTAATCAAGCGCCTATATCAGCGCCGTAAAGATATGCCAAAGCGTGACATCCGAGCCGAGCGCCTTGCCCGTATCGCTAAGCGACAGAAGCAAGACCAAGAAGCACCAATCAAGGACGAGTTCTATTCTGTCTTAAAACAGGTCGCTAACAAGTCATGGATTTCATCAAGCACAACCCTTGGCGGGTTCACCATTGACGAGATGAAGGCAATCACGAACGCACTCAAGGCAGGGCTTGCCGTGGAAATCAAGGTCGCATCATGAGCGAGACAATCTGCGGAGACTGCCTTATCCCACTCAAAGACTGCTCACATGCAAAGGAGTACAACCGATGAACAGACTCACACGCCGAGGCTGGATAGTGCTAGTCATTATCCCCGCAATACTGGCACTGATTGGATTCGAGTATGTCTTAAGTCATATCTGGTGGGTGGGTGACCACTACTGCTGGGGTGATATGTGGACATGCAACAAAGACGGATTCAAGTGACCAACATCACATGCAAAATGCTTGACTTACTATGCCAACAGGTGGCAGAGTAATAACTACCAACCAGACAGGAGAAAAGAAATGTCAGAAGAAACAATCATCATCCCGCTAGAGATTAACAAGCAGGAACTATGGGAAGCGGTGTTCGGTTCAGCATGGGAAACCTTTGGCAACCATTGGTATTCAGTTGACTACCTTGGTGATGCATCGTGGGATGTAATCGGTCAGGTCAAACTCGTAGCCATTGACGAGGTTACCTTACTTAAGACAGAAAAAGTAGTAGGCATTGAGGAGATAGCCAAAGCCTTACCTATCGCTAATCAGCAAGTATCTATGGACTTATTCGACTTCGATGATTACGATGCTATCTGCGGTGATGCAGTGCTACAGGTGGCAGTGCTTGGCGAGGTGGTGTACGGATGAACAGCACCGAACGCAAACAAATCCAACGCTTGGTAAAGCGAGCGCGTGACCAACGCAACGCTACTACCAACAACGAGGACTTTGATTACTGGCAACAGCAATACGAACATTATCTATCATTACTTAAGACAGGAGAAAACAAATGAACAAAGACTGGACAGCCTACTGGTATGTATGTACCTCATGCGATTCATCTATTGAGGTAGTCACTAGACGAACTAAGAATCGTGCGCCACAATGCACATGCAAGCATAGCCATGTAGTGCTATGCCAAACAAGCCCAGCATTACTTAAGACAGGAGATAGCAAATGAGTACACAGATAGAGGTCGGTGCATTACTTAAGACAGAGACAGCATACGACAAGGATATGAACCTCACCTTTGATGGTCAGGAGATACGAGTTATCCTCCATTGGGATGACCACGATGGCTTTGAGATTCAGTGGCTTGACCTTGAGAACAGGTGGATTAGCCAGCCAGCATGGGCAGATGCCATTGAAGAAGAAGGCACCATGAGTATCGGTTACTTCCTGGATTCATTGGAGCCACACACTAAGAAGGTGACAGCATGACCGTACTTATGCAGTGCTTAGGTTGTGGCACAGTTGTAACCAACCCACGAATCATGAACATGATGTACGAGAAGTGTGACTTCTGTACAGCCAAGCAGAAAGAGCAGGAAGAAAGAGCAATAGATACATTCCTACATCAAGAAGCCGAGAGAAAGTTGGAGAACAATGCTTAATGACTTAAGACACATACATCCACACGCCCGACTGTGGATTGTAACCGCCACTATCCTTGGACTTATCTTAGTTCTTAAGACACCAGCCAAGCAGTTCATCACACCACCACATGGCAAAGTGATTGCCTATTATCAGAACGACTACCAACGCTACGCCTTGGACAAACTCATAGAACATGACGACCTTGAACAGTATCCATGTCTCTATGAATTGTGGATGCGCGAATCAAACTGGCGACCACAAGCACTCAACAAACACAGCAAGGCACTAGGCATAGCACAGTTACTTCCCGCTACTTGGGTTAATATAAAAGTTCATCCCACTAGAGACGGATACCGACAGGTTGATGCGGGGTTGCGCTATATCAAACACAGGTATGGAACCAAAGGAATCTGCAAGGCATACGCACATCACTTAGCGAAGGGTTGGTATTAAGACATGAGATACAACTTCTTTGCAGGTGAATGGTCAGGTAAATGTGGTGCGTGTGGCATGAAGATGTATGCACCTACCAAGGGCGAGTATCTTGTAGCCTTTGCCCTACACACACACTCTAAAGATTGCTTAGGAGGTTGGTAATGTTTAAGATAAAGTTCTTTAAGGTATTAAGTCAGAACGCGCCACGCTCACGAGGTTCGGGGTATGTCTCATATAACCTACGATATGACACAGCCAAGTTCAAAGGTGCCGCATGTGCAGGATTAGATACTGAGTTCTTCTACCCACAGCAGGACAAGTTTGAGAAGGGTGAGGCTGAGTTACTCAAGCGCATCTGTGTTGACTGCCCAGTTATGGAAGCATGCCTAGAGTGGGGCATAGCCATGGAAAGGTACGGAGTATGGGGTGCAACCACACCCATGGAAAGGTTTGCTATTCGCAAGCGACATGGCATCATGGTCAACGACCCACAGCACAACCCATGATATAATCCTCTTGTTCACCAGCCCCTACGAAGGGGAAGCGTGGAGGTTGGTGAACATAGAAAAGCCCATCAGATTCTCTCCTGTCTCTGGTGGGTTTCTCTATGTATTAAGACCGAGTTCCTTTGCCAACATAAATACTTCATCACTTAAGTCATCAAGGGTTCCATCGTTATAGATAACATGATTAAACATGTAGTTATCCATAGCATGTTCAGATGGATGTCCATTAACAGCACTGTGATTCTTGCGGTTGATACGCCACACTGAACCACCTAAACTTTTGATTGCTTCTGCTTCATTAGGAAAGCGAACATCAGAGATAACAACTCTATCTTCCTGTCTTAAGTCACGCATCGCCATCTTAATCCACACATCATCGCCAATCATCTTGCGACCAAACTCTGTACCAAGTACCTGCAATAGACGGCGAACTTCTGGATTCTTCTTGGCTATATCCCAGCCGTAGTCATCTACATAATCAGCAACACGAGTGATGCTATCTAACTTAGGGTTAATAATCTGTAACGCATGGCGCATCGGGTCAGCAAAGGCTATGCGTTTGTAATCGTAATTAAGACACAACAAGTTAGCCGTTGCATCTTTACCTGACTGTGCGTATCCACTCAATCCAATTATCATTCTTGTTCCCTATCTGGTCTGCGGTATCTGCGGTTGTTCCATTGTGGTTGCTCACCACCTAGTCTCTCTTGCAACTTAGTAAGTGCACGAGACACACGCTTACGGATAGCCTCATCGCTTACTGAATACTCAACAGCGAGCGCATCTATATCCATGCCACCATCTGCGAACCTACGATTCAACAGCAACTGGTCTTGCTCACTTAGTTTCTTAAGACCGAAAGACACATCACTTAACATAGCCTCACGATTCATACCCTCATTAGGTTTACTTGTTGTTGATATGAACTCATCCTTAGGCGATGATGATACTGTCCATTGGTCATACGCCCACACATCTTTGAGTAACTCTTGCAGTATCTCATGTGTGTAATAGAACGCATCTGATGGCGTTGACTTGGTGCGATGAGCACGCTCTTTTGCTGCATACTTCTGCGCCTCATTATTAAATGTGCGCTTGAGTTTAAAGGTGAGAGAGTCTTGTCCCTCCCATTCTTCAATCTTATGCCAGTGTTCTACTGCCCATAGGTTAAGGTGTTGGAACACATCATCTGCTGTGACTAGGTTGCGGTGGATACGCGTGCATCTAGTTGCTGATGCGCGAGCGCACCGATATACAACTTCCCATAACGCATCCTTCTCAGTCATCTTTTAGTTTCCTCATCGCTTCTAGTAGGTCGTCAACTGTAATGAGATAACCCTTGCTTCTATTCGGGGGAATCTCACAGGTTATCTCTCTACCGCTGTGTCTTAATGCATAGTGTACATGCTCACGAGGAACCATGATAACTCCGTGCTCTAATACAAACGCCCAGTAGTCAGCCTCACTTGCCATTAAACCTGATGGCTCCCATGACTGTGACCTTTGATACCAGCACTCAACTTCTACATATAAGTTACCAGTTGCATGCCACTTGCGGTCACGCTTTACCTCTACTGTCTTACCCTTGGTGAGTAATTCTTTAACTAAGTTCTCGCCATCTCTGCCGTAACTAAAGTCAAGGTCAAACGATGAAAGATTAGGCACCGACTCCTGCCCTCTTGTGTAATCCCTCTGCACCTTCGGCAAGGTAGATGTCATTAACATCTTGACCCTCAGGCATAAAGACAGGGAACACATTGTCTAGTTCACGACTTAGATTCTTAGCCATCTCTCGCCCTGCATTGTCACCGTCACACAGTAGGATTACTTTGTTCCAGTCAGCCAAGACTCTTGAGTAAAATGGTTTCCAGTTGTTAGCACCAGGCAATCCAACTGCAGTGAAGCCAGCCTGCGTAGCAATCACAGTATCTAATTCACCTTCGCATACAACCAACACATCTGTGTCATTGTTAAGTGCGTTGATATTAAAGATGTGAGTAGTAGCCCCTGGTCGTGACATGTACTTCGGTCCTGCTGCATCCTGACTTAAGGCACGAAAGCGTATGTCAATGGTTCCAGCAGGTGTTAGATATGGGATAGATAACTTACCAATGTATGGCTCGTGTCCAATCTCAGGTGTCTTTACGAAGCCGAGGCGAAACATACGAGCCGTTGGCTCTGTTATACCGCGACTCTCCAGATACGGAAGAATCTCCTGTATGTTTTGAGCGTAACTCTCCGTTGCTCTCTCCAGTAATTCTCTCTGCGATTTGCTTAGCCTCATTGAAAGTAACTCCTTCTTTCTTCATAATGATTGAATACACATCGCCAGCCATATCACAGCCAAAGCAACGGAACCCACCGTTTTCTGTATTAAGACGAGCAGACTTTACTCTGTCGCCATGGAAGGCACAACGAACTGTTACCCAGCCACGCCTACCTTGTGGAATATCAAAGCCGTAATGTTCTAGTACCTTAGCCAAGTCATGCTTAGAGTTTTGCAAGAGCATCACTAAGCCTTTGTACTACATACGCTTCTTCTACTCCCTTGTTAGATGCCTTGATAATAACCAATGGGGTTGGTGCTATCTTCAACTTCTTAGCGATGCGGTAGTTCTCTGCCTCTACCTGTGCCTCACGAATCCATCCAGACAAATCAACTTTGCCATCACGCCGTGGAGCCTTGGCTTCAATCACATACACATCGTTTGCTGTCTTAAGAAAGACATCACCAATGTCATTGCGACCAGCACGAGGTAAGCGTTGTGCTTCGTACTCCTCATCCACAAACCAATCAGCAAGGTCAATCTCCCATGCTGCACCTCTGCGTTTATTCGCTTGCTGTTGAGTCGCCATTCGCCATCTCCTTAGCATGTGCCTCTTGATTAGCAGCAGCCTGCGCTGCCTGCCAATAGAGTGCGTAGTAGTTATCGTCATAGGCAAAGCGCTTCATGTGCTTTGCTCGTGCACCTGTGTGTGCATGTACCTTGACACCCGCTGCTTTTAGTTTACGGAAGAACACAATGTCCTCACCAACAAACTTCTCACCAAGGTTTTCAATCTCAGCAAACATGGATTCGTTAGGGAACTTCTGTCTTAAGAGAGGAACCACACTGCGGTGCATCATAGTTAGACCAAGCCCCGCGTTATCTACCTCAATGATTTCATTGGCAGGTAGTGGATGGATGTAACGGATTGAATACTCATCACCTGTCTCATTGAATAGAGCAGGCATGGGTTGCATCAGTGATGACTCCATCTGCTTAGAGATAAAGTACACACCTGATACGACAGGGCGCTGTACTTTGTCTGCTGTTTTCCATAGCATCTCAAGCAAGTCAAGGGTTAGTACGATGTCAGAGTCAACCCATAGCAACCAGTCAGTCTTTACTTGGTCATACCACATATCAAGTAGCGCCTGTCGTTGGCGACCAATCTGATTACCCTGTACTCGGATGGCGTTATGCACACCAAGGTTACGAGTAGGTGCAGTGATGGTGGTATACATCAAGCCTTCGGCAAACTTACCGTCAACCATACCGTTGTCACACCATCCAATAGATAATGTTTCCTTAGAACTATGAGCCATGTATACCCTCTGTTTCGTCAATAACTTTTAGTGCGCCTTCGCCCATATATTTAAAGGACTCAGACATGTTGATGAGTTGTGTAGAGATGTCTGCGATGCAATCATCTCCGTGGTTTTCTTGTAAGTGCTTAGCCAACTGTGATACATAATCTGCAAACTGCATTGCCTCAAGCCAGATAGTATTCGGGTCATAGATTTGTTTAGTCGCTTCATCTATCTGCTCAATGACATTAGGTAGTTCAGTTAGTATTACTTCCTGTACTTCCTTCGGCACCTTCATCTTTTGCATTGCCTTGGCTATCGCCTCGGGTGTAACGGACGATACCTCCGTCAACATAAGCGTTGTATTCTTCTTCTGTGAGGTCCTGGAACGCACCAGTCTCTTTATTTTTCCAAACAAGTGCTCTCCATCCGACTGTATATGAAAGTGTACGGGGAACCAACATAAGTTGTGACTTAATATCTACCATTAACGGATGAGTCTTAACTGCTAACTCATCTTCTACTGCGCTGGCAGGAATCTCTCCTGCATTTTCTACAACTGATAACTCCCAAGGGCTATCTAGTCTCTGCATATATAACTCAGCCATTACTTCTCCTTAAAATAATTTAGTTGCTTCGTAAGACACAACATCTAATATCTGCATACTTGCTGGTTCATACGATAACCAGACTGGCGTGCCACCAGTTGCATCAGCGGGACCATAACGATTCTTAACTGCACACACACCCATCGTTGATTGCTGGTTATGTACTGTCAAGATTAAACTCGGGGTCTGGGCAACCTTTCCATGCAGTGCCTTTTGTGGAGGGCAAGGGTTACCAGGAACCCCCTCAGAGGTGTGATGACAGACCACAACCGCAGCCCCTGTCTCTCTTGCCCACCACTTAAGTTCTTTCATCAAGGTACGCAACCCACCCCACTCATCTTGTGAGTCCATCGTTACATCTACTGCGTTGTCCAACACAATCAACTGCACATCTTGACCAAGGCGCTCACGAGTAGCAAGGACTGCATCCTCAATATCCTTAAGCGTTGGTGATGAATCAAACTCCCAGTAGATATGGTCGGCAGGCTTGAGCATTTGTGCTGCCCAATCTCTATCAACTTCCATCATTGGTTCTACTTCTTGTTGTGCTTTACCTGTAAGCAAAGCCAACAAGCGAAGGCTCATCGTGTGTGAGTGTGTATCCGCAGAGATGTAAAGAGTAGGCACCTTTGCACGGACTGCCAGAGACAGAGCAAGCGTTGACTTGCCTGCCCCTGGCGGTCCAGCAATCATGCTTACTTCGCCGTAACGGATTGCTATTTGATTAGCAGCGAAGGATTGCCACACAACAGGAAGCGTGGCACCCCCTCGTGATTCTGTCTTAATAGCACGGCTTAGTAAACGCATTTGTTATGCAGGTACCTTGTTCTGGCAAGCCTGTCCCTGTGGCTTTGGGCATGCATAGAACGCCTTGTAAGGGCGACCAGTTGACTTAGCAATACCTGCTGGTACATGGCGCATTGGTCCACCTCCGCATGTGCACTCTGGCACTGGGCGTGATGGTGTGTAACCTGCAGGTGCAGGTGTCTGTGAGATTACCTGTGAACCTGGGAACGCTGCTGCAACTACCTGTGCTGCAGATGGAGCAGGTGCTGGTGCTGCGCCTGCTGCCATTGTTTCGGTTGTCTGCTCAAGGTCAATCAGAGTAGCCAATCGCTGTGCGATTCCATCGGTGAGTAGGTCAAGTTCAGCCAAGTCGTTGGCACGAATGTTGATAAGCATGCCATCGCGCTTGGTCTTGAAGTTGATTTGAATTGCTGCTTCTTGTGACATTTATTCTCCTATTGTTATTTCTGGGTAAAGGTGTGAGTCTTGTCCACCCACTGCATAGCATGCTGAATTTACTGGGCAGGTGCCACACATAAATCCAGGTGCTGGTATGAAGATGTTGTTTGTTACTGCTAGTTCAAAGCCCTTAACCCAGTTGCCAAGGCGAGCCTCGGTATAGCGGTCAAGGTTGACTGGAGTTGTTAGTTCGCCAGTGCGTGCCATGAAGTAAGAGCCAAGTTGTGGGCGAACACCAAAGGTTTTCTCAACTAGGATTGCATAGATACCAAGTTGTGTTTGAGACTTAGGCTCAGCACTTCCTGTCTTAATATCTACAATCACCAGTTCACCTGTTGGTGCAACCATAACTCGGTCAAGGAACGCTTTGATATTTACGCCCCTGATTTCCTGATTCATTTCAGTTTCGATAGCAGGGATGCCAGCGGGAGTATCCCAAATCTTCCATCCGCTTTCTTCTCTGAACTGAATCCAGAAGTCAACCATCTTCGGTCCGTTGTCTAACCACCATTGTGCATCCTCTTTGTTTGGATACGCCTTGGTAGCACGACCACCAGCACGCCAAGGCATGCCGTTGTCAGCCAGTTTAAAGTTGTGTTCCCACCGTTCTTTGAAGATAGCGGTAGGGTCAAAACCCTCTGGCTTTATGTCGTAGTATTCAGTGCACTCATGTACTGCCTTACCACCAGCGAGCCAGTAGGATGGGGCTTCTTGTACATTTTGTACACGGGAGAGGTAATACTGCCAACCGCAGCCCAACCATGTTGACATGGCTGAGTGAGAGACATAGTTCTTACCCGTGATTAGTTCAAGTGTCATTGTTTCTCCTTCAATAGAGGAGACTACTACACAAAGTCTGACCTATAGTGAATTAACTATTGCGACACGCCGAAGAAAATTACAAGTTTGTAATTACAATTTTTGTGTACACTGCTGTTCGTGTTGAACAGGTTAAGCAGAAGTCTAGCGAGGTTCTTGAACCGAGCAGGTGTAATGGATACTCCTGCTGGTGCAGACTTGCGTAATCTTGGACCAGTGCATGCATGCATCTGTGGCTCTAAACTTTTTAAAGTTGGTTGCATGTTTGAAGATTACGAAATTTCATTTTACTTTATAGATGCGGAGTGCGCTCTATGTGGAGCCTTAGTGAAAGTACCGTGCTTAGCAGATGCTTAGAATAATTTATGCGCTCACATTTATAGTGAGCAATATCACATCTATTTTTTTTGGAATACAATTAGGTATTAAGAAAGAACAACAAGCAAGGCTAAGAAGGCTGGCTCGTTTAAGGAAACTTCTTAATGGCAAAGTATGATTACAAGTGCAATGTGTGCGGTAGTACACAAGAGATAGACAAGCCAATGGGTAGCGACTGGGTTCCAGTATGTTGCGAGGAGTCTATGTCTCAAGTCTATAGCGCAGTGCATGTCAAGTTCAATGCTCCTGGATTCTACTCAACGGGGGGCTAATGGAATTTCCTAACTGGTTTGAGAGCACCAATGCCGTGGCTAACTTCAAGCGCCACCTTGCTCCATTCAAGGGCAAGCCTGTTGATTTCCTACAGATAGGTGCCTATACAGGTGATGCATCTAAGTGGATGTTGGAAGAAATCTTGAGTCACCCCGACTCAACTTTGACCGATGTTGATACTTGGCGTGGCAGTAATGAGGAACAGCATAATGCCATGAACTTTGATGAAGTCAAAAAAGTATACGATGCCAAGGTCAAAGGCTATGACAATCTCCGTGTCAAGAAGATGACAAGCAAGGACTTCTTTGCTGAGGACTACTGGGAATATGATTTCATTTACATTGACGGTGACCACACAGCCTTTACCGTAATGCAAGATTTGATTAGTTCCTATAAATGTCTTAAGCCAGGAGGCATCATAGCCTGTGATGATTACCAATGGAGCGAAGGCAAGGGTAACTTCTACGAACCACGCCCAGCCATAGATGCTTTCTTTAACATGACTCGTGACCGCATGCAGGTAATAGAAATCGGATGGCAGGTCTGGTTTAAGGATGCAACACAGACTGCTTCTTAAGAATCCCGAGACACGCTTCGGCATCTGTGCCGTGTGTGGACCCACTCGACTCAAAAAAAAACAGCGTGGCTACTGGTCATGTAGAACCAAGAGCAATAACAACCGTGTCAAGTTAGCCAGGCATAAGAAGAACCACTGCGAGGCATGTGGCTTTGTGGCTGTACATCGTAGCCAGTTAGACATTGACCACATAGATGGCAATCATCATAACAATTCGTTATCTAATCTGCAGACTCTATGTGCTAACTGTCACCGTCTTAAGACACAACATAATAAAGATTGGCAAAACAAAAAAGCCCCCCGCTAAAAAGCGAGGGGCTGATTTGTTAGGTTGCAAAAGGTTCCTAAAGGTTCCTTCTTATGACTTAAACACTGGCTTACCAAAGCCAACGATGGTAACTGCCTGTGACTTACGGAACTTGCTACCATTTTTCTTCTTGTATGCACGAACCTTCTCGCATACTTGACCACCATTACGCTGGTCGCCCTTCTTATCAGGGGCTGTGTTGCCTTCAATGGTAGTGACAGTGCCATCGCCGTTGTCTTTAACAACGATGCCAACATGAGAGATGCGGTCTACGCCATCATTAGGGAAGTCAAAGAAAGCGATGTCGCCAGGTAGTGGAATTGCTTCCTCTGCCTTCTCCCATGCACCCTTCTTCATAAACGCAGTAGCGCCAGCCACTGTGCTTACGCAGTTAGGAATCTTTAATCCCACTTCATTGGCACACCACATAACAAATGACCCACACCATGGCAGGAAGTTTGCCTTTGTAAATGCACCGTACTTTGTTTCATTATCCTTAGGTCCCTCAATTACATTGAGTTCGCCCTTGGCAACTGCGATAAAGTCTAGTCTTTGTCCCATTTACTTAGCCTTTGCTCGGCGTTCTTCAACGATAACATCGGCTGTTGTCTGAGAGTTTAGGTCAACTGCTGCAAAGGCTGCGTTGATTTCATCATCATCTAGTTTGCCATCGTCAGCAAATGATTCAGCCAACTTCTGTACTACCTTTGCTGCTGCTGTAATACCAGCAACAATGATTGCCTTGATTACACTGATGCCTGCGATTGCACCTGCACCGATAACGGCAAGACCGTTAGAGGTGAACACGGCAACAATGCGGAGCAATATGTTCTTGATTTTTTCCATTGTTATTCCTTAGGGTTGCGTAGTTTGAAAGTAATAATCCAGATAAGGCTTGACAATCCGATGGCATAACCAACGACTGACTTAGCAGAACCTTCTAGGACTACCCATGCAATAAACATGCCGAGCAAGGTCCATAGTTGATTCGCTATATCTGAAAAAAATTGCTTCATAGTTTTCTCCTATAGGTAGCAGCAGCAGCAGCAGAACCAGCAGCGTTGACTGCGATGTTGCCAGCGATAATGGCTGACACGACAATCTTCTCTGCTTGCTTGCGTACTTCTGGGGGAAGGTCAGCGCCTACATTTCCCAAGGCAGCCAAGGCTGCACCTGGGTCGGTAAACATTGTGCTAAGTAGTTCGGCTGGATTGCCAAGCAGTTCAACTGCAATAGCAACTTCGGCTGTAACTACAACACCATTAGCCAGTTCAACTGGTGTATCTGGTGGTAGACTTGCAAGGTCAACATTGTTAACTTGTACAACTTCTTGTACAACTGGAGCAGGGGGTTCAGATGGAGATTGAGGCGCAGGTTCTGGAGTTACAGGACCAGGAACTTCCTCTGCAGGAGGAGCAGGAACTGGCTCTGGTTGAGGCTCTGGCGCTGGGTCAGGAGCAGGCGCTGGCTCTGCTGGCGCAGGCTCAGGGTCGGGTGCTGGCGCTGGAGGCTCGGGTGCAGGCTCTGGCTGGGCTTCTGGAGCAGGTTCAGGCTGAGGTTGAGGACTTGGCTGAGGCTCTGCAACAGGAGGCTCTGGTTGAGGAGGAGCAGGAGGAGCCTGAGGTTGTGGTTCAGGTACTACAACTGGCTCAGGCTGCACCGCAGGAGGCGGGCTTGGAACAGGTGCTGGCTCAGGAGTTGGCTGAGACTGAGGACTTGAAGGTTGTACCGTTGCTGTCGTTGTATCAACAGAAGTAGTTGAAGTTTCAACTACTGTAGTGGTAGGAGTATCAGATGGAGTTGTTGTTGCTGTTGGCGTTTCTGATGGGCTGGGCTGTGGCTCAGGTGCAGGAGCAGAAGGTGAGGGTTCTGGCGAAGGACTTGAACTCGCTGTTGCAGAATCAGATGGCGAAGGAGAAGGAGTTGGCGAAGATGTTGCAGTCGCAGTTTCCGTTGGCTGCACTGTGGCTGATGGAGATGGGGTTGGTTCAGGACTTAAGACAGGAGTAGGAGTTACTCCCTGGTAATATCCAGCAGCATTACCATTAAGAGTGTCACTAACATAAGTTGTAAAGCCTGATGCATAGCCACCTTCGCAAAACAACCGTGGGATATATCCTTTGCCGTCAAAGAAACTAGCACTATTATCCCAACCTATTTGGAATGTTTGCTGAGTTCCATCTGGCTTAGCGCAGATAACCTCTGTACTTGCGTAGGCTGCTTGAGCCTGTGGTAAAAAGAAAAAGGATGTGCCAAATATCAAACACATCACGGCAAGTAAACGGGGAAGTTTCACTTGTACCTTTCAGTTAGTTAGATTCAGATTTCGCTTTCAATACTTCTACATCTATACGGATGCACTGTTGATTTTCTAGCAGTTCTTCTACCTTGTTAACTAAACCAGTCTTGCCATCGTTATAGAGGGCATACTCAATCCTGTTAAGTTTGTCCTTGAGTTCTTCTGTGTGCTTAGAAATCGTATGCTTGGCTATTAAACTTACGCCAGCAAGCAGCGCTGCTGCCACAAAGAAGTATGAATAAACAATGGTTGCTACATCAGTGCTCATTAGACGACCGTTCTTGCGATGACTTGGATGATTCCACCAAAGCCAGTGTAGTTGCGATTAGATGGAGTGGAACGAGTAAATGTAATCTGGTCAATGATGACTTCAAATGGGTCACCGCCAGCATTAAAGTCTTGCAAGATAACAGTCTCGCCCATGGCTTCGACTGTTTCTAAAGCAAGCAATCTTTCTTTAGCATAACCTTCGTACCCAATGATGTTGCCAGTCTTATCCGTTTCCTTGTCATAGCAGAACAAAGGAATCTGCAATAGGCGAGCGCGAGTAGGTGTAGGCAAAGCCTTGACTGCAATACCTACTACTACAGGACCAGTGGTTGCATCAGTTGAGTTGCGGTTAAGCACCAACTTAAACGATGCATCTGGGCTTGCATCTGGGTAAGCGTTAGCCAAGTCAATATCGGCTGTAGTGCTATTGCCCTCGTACAATGTAGTAATAATTGTGTCGGTTGTCGGACCTACTTTGTATACTTCAATATCACCATTGGCTGTGTCATCGGTGGTACGAATACGGATACGCTTCCATGCTTTGTTTTCCATGGTGTCATAACGAATACGACCACCACGAATCTGACCAGTATCAACTAAATCTGTTGCAGATTGTAGCCATACACCTGAGCCAGATATAGCAAAAGCAACCTGGTTTTTATCACTGATAATACGAACAGCCTTAACTGCACCAGTTACACCATCAGCAAAGGCATCAGTTGCACGGGCATAAACTCCAGTTGATATAGGCTGTGCGTATCCAATAAGAGTAATTGGCTGACCAAGGTTCATACGCATTGTTCCTGAGTTGCTGTTTACTTGATTGGTATTGCCAGCCCAGATGTATGAGTCACGACCCTCAAAGTCATAGACACCGTTCTCATTATGAAATACCAATGGTCCATAAACCATGTCACCGTTTTGGTCTAGGTTAGCAATACGAGCACCTTTGCTTGTACCAACCATAAGATATGTGCCAAGGTATGTGTATAAAGACAGAACCTTTTCGCCTCGTGGCAAGACTGCTGCTGTGATAATAGTGCCAAGTGCACCAGTATTATCTACCGATAACTTATAGATAGCGGAATGGTCGCCAGCATACCCACCGAAATAGATAGCGTTAGAACCTTCGGTAATCGCTGCCCATGTCCATAGAGTTGGCATGCCTGTTGAACCATTGATGAGAGTACCATCGGCTGCTGTCATGGTAGGTTTAATTTCTACAGATGCGCCAGTACCTTTGCTTGGAAAGAGAAGTTCATAGGCAGCGTATGCACCATTAGTAAATTTGCCAGCGCCAATGATGCGATTCTTTACATACTTAAGTGTGGCATGCTCTGCAGTTAATGCGCCATAGTTATATGACTTGTGAGTTGTACCATCAGATAACTTAACATCATAAATGCCAGCGGTTGTAGCCACATACATATATGTACCATCAGAGGTAGTGGCAAGGATTGTTTCATTGTTAAATGCTGAGAAGTTTACAAAGGCAGTAGATGTACCAGAAGATGTAATCTTGTACATGGCTGTTGTCTGTGTAGTTCTAGGTGCCATGTCTGTAGCAATAAGGAAGGCTACGCCAGAGGTGTCAGCACCTGTATCAATCTTGCACTCTCCAGCAAAAGCCTGGACAAGTGTGCTTTTTTTAAGTAGGTTTATTTGACCAGGAGTCCATGGGTCAATGCCGTATGAGTCACGGAAACGGAAGCGAACTTCGTTGTCGTTACCTTCCATTGGCTCGGTAAATTGGATGCCTTCGCCATAATGCCATGATGACTGTGAGCGAGTCCAGTAACCTGAGCCAGCAAGGGTGTGCTCACCTGGGTCACGCATCTGGTCCACACGCTGTGCGCGAAACTCAGCAGTCTGTCGCTTGTATGGAGTATTGTCTGTAATAGCCATGATGAATGGCAGACCAGAAATAGCCACATCAAAAGCGTTGGCGTTAAGGTCATAGTATGTGGAGAGACGACCAGATAAATCAATTATCGTGCGTTCGGTAATATCGGGTGAGCGTGATGCCACTTTGTCTCCTTAAATAAAAAACCCGCCGAAGCGGGTTCTTTGGTTGTTAGTTTTTTCTACCCCAATGAATCTTGTTCCAGATTCTTTCATGCCAATAATAGACAGCAATTTTTATTACGGTTTCCCAGAAAGCAATAAGTGATGCAAGACTTCCTTTATGTGTTATTACATAAACAACAGCCCATGATGTTATTGTGCCAAACACTCTATAAGTTAATGACTTAATAAATGAACGCGGTTTTGTTACTTTCATAATCCCATTTCCTTGCGTTTTTGTGTAGCGGAAATAGAGTGTATATCAGCACCAAGGTCTACCTGTTCAATTTTATATCCAACATCACGCCCATAAACAATGTTTGTGATGTTAGGAACTTTCATAAGAAATGGTCTGGATACCCTGGAAACAATATGTCCAGCAACTTGCCCATACGAAAGCGGGTCTTTTTCAGAAGTTCCTTGTGTGTCTCTGACTGCAATAAGAACTTGCTCTGTGCGTTCATGCGCTTTCTCCAATAAAGCATGATGTCCTTCATGCCAAGGCTGGTATCTTCCAAGTAAAAGTGTAGTTGGTTTACGCCAATCATGTAAACCAGTTGATGCTATTACCGCTTCTACTTCTTGCTCAATCGTTAAACCATCTGACAAGCGTAAAGTATAGTTTGGTTGTTCCCATATAGCATCTGTGCTTGGGTATCTACTTTCTTTAATACGGTCTACCCATACCAAAGAGTGTGGTCTACCAAAGGCAGCGCGAGTTGCATTGGTTGGACAAATAAAATCTGCAATAACTACATGACCTTGTTTGTCAAGGATACGAGCAATGGCACCTATGCGCCGAGCCTGCTCAATTCTATCTTCCTCGCTAAAGCCAAGGTCCTTACTTAAGTCAGCACGAATCTCATCTGCATTAAGATGAATACCATTTACTCTTGCTGCTAATTCAGTTGCAAGCGCAGTCTTGCCAGCGCCAGGTAATCCTATAATCTGAATAATCATTTAGTCTCCCATATATTGTAACTGCCGTACTTATTGATTACATAATCAGATAGTACCTCAGTATACGGAAGCGACTTCTTACTTAGCGTTGGTCTTACTTTATGAAATCCAGTAAGCCCATAAACATTATCATCTTCTGGATATTTGTTTTCAATTTTTTTAAAGTCATGTTTAAATCTATCAATACCTATGAAGTCATAGATTGCATCCATAACAATCTCTGGCGTAGATACTATCTCATCGTAGTCAATAAGGCGGTAACCAACATTATTGTTTGAGTCAAACCATTGGGTTTCATAAGAAAATCACAGCGTGCATCATCTAATGACCTATAAGTATACCCTATTTCGTTATCAAAGTACCCAGTGTTCTGACCTTTTTTATTAAGTAATGTAATAAAAGAAGCCAAGACATCTAGTACATTTCGGACAACAATAATATATTTAGGGTTATCGTCAATATAAAGTCTTGTTATTCTTTGGTTAGGTGGAACTCCCCAGTCCCTGCACTTGTCAATAATTATTTTTTGTGGCTGGTCTTTATAGTAATTATCTGCCAGGCTTGTTAATATATTGAGTGCGCCTTGGTAGTTAGGATATGCTCTAAACTGTTCGTCATTAAAGATTCTTAATTGCGTATCCCAAAGTATCTGACACAACGCTGAATTAGGTGAAGCATATACATCTGGATTCTGATTAAGAATAGATGTAAGAAGCGTTGTGCCAGACCTTGGTAGTCCAGTTAGAAATATCTTTTGCTTATCTGCCATCATGTAACCATGTCACAATGGCGTACTTGGTACCAGTTTTAACTGGGTGAGCAATATGAGCGTAAGGAAAACTTGCTGGAAAAAGATATAAAGTGCCAGCCTTAGGTTTAATCTTAAGACCAAAATGAACGAACTCAAGTTCGCCACCTGTGTACTCATCATTGAGATACAAGATTGGGGATAATGCACGGCGTGTGCCAGTATCTCCATCGTAGTGAGCCTTGTATTCTGTTCCTGCTTTATACTTTAACAAGTTGTATGGTTCATGAATTAACTCTGGAATGTTATCCATATAACTTCTTCGGTAATGTTCTACCGTAGGAATCAATGTCTGATAAAAACGATTGTTCAACTCCCTGAACCACTCATTTTGCTGAGCAACTATACTCAATCCAAGATGAGCATTGGTTCTAACTTTGTTAGCCTGTCCACCACCATCTAGTGTTTCAGCAGGAGTAAAACTAAAAAGATTATCTGGCTTAGAAACTTCTTTTTCTAATTCAGAAATAATCTTCTTTCCATCTTCCCAGATATTTTCGTATTCATAAATGCATCCAGCATGAATCCGTGTAGGTTCAAGTGGCGCTGGTGGTATAAGATACATAGAGTCCTCCTTAGGAATCTATGCCAGTATACACTATGCGTTCCAAACTCTCCAGTTTGTTAGTGATTCATCCCACACATATCCAGCACCATCTGTAGGCATGGCAACTGGTGGCACAAAGTTAGCCTTTTCGTCACTCCATACCCAAGATGGAAACGGTTTAGGACCATAGAATAAATCTTTTTCTGGGTCATAAATCATTCCTATGCCAGCGTAGTTTCCACGAAGTGGGGTTCCGCCAGCAAGGTGTGTATTTTGAAATGTGTTATAGGAAGTTTGAATCCATGTTCCACCAAGCCCAACATCGTTGGCAAGATAATCTTGTCCACGGTGCTGTTGCTCATCTGGAACAACAAGAACTCTAACAACTATATTGTCTACAATTTCTGCAAAGTGTGCCATTATGGTGTATACCTCACAATCACAACGCCAGAGCCTCCAGCCTTTCCTGAGTGGTAAGTTCCACCAGGTCCGCCTGAACCGCCTCCACCACCACCGCCACCTGTATATGGCAAGCCAGCAGTTCCATC